TCTACTAGTATCTGAATAGTCAGCCATATATTAAGTCCACGGACGACCTTGTGTTAGGACATCTCCATCGCCTGTATTGTCTGTTACTGTATCGCCTACATAGCGTGTTGGCAAGATAGTTACATCGTATGTGTTTAGTGTTCTACTATAAGGCTGACCTACTACACTGCGTTTTGCTTGTGCAATGTCCAGCATCATTTCTTGACTCTTTTGTCTTGTTGCTTGATTGCGATCTGCACTTACTGTAATAATATCGCCTGCACGAATACCAGCATTAAACAATGTAGTACCAGAATCATCTGTGCTGTCTTTTACTGTTCCATTTTTGTGAATACTAACACGACTATAGTAAGAACTGCTCAATCCTTCGTCACTAATAATAGCACTACGAAGTTGTGTCATTGTTTGTCCGTTGTCAATGGTCAAGTCATTTAACAGTCCTGTGAGACCTTTATACTTAATTGCTATGTTTGCCACGTTCCCACTCCATCTGTGTTAGTGTATTGTATAAACTGTGACTTTGACTCACGCGGAGATCCGCTGGATGTTTTGGCCCATTCACACCCCCACCTGCATGATCAGTGACTGCGTCAATGTCAGCATATTTTTCTTCTGGAGTGTTACTGTATTGTTTACCTGCCATACAGCCACAGCCACAGTCATCGCTGTGCAGGTCTTCTATCTGCTTGAAGTGATTTTTGTCAGCACTATAGCCCTCCTCCTCATTTTGGATTTGGGCTAAGAAATGCGTTAGGTTTTGTAAAAGTTCTTTTCCGTGCATAACATATTTATGCTATGCACATTGGCTTTACTGAACTTGTAGTGTCATTGTAACAGGAATGCTTGAACCAACTTGTACATTTTGACGTGCAGTTCTTGCACTCACAGTCAAGCCTTCAACATCAATAACAATGTTATTGTGTGAGAACACTTGCTGTTGCTGTGTGCTATACGAAGTTGAACAACGCTGTTCTTGACGATAGCCTACAATCTGCTGATTGTTTCTCTTGTTTTGTGAACCAAGGAGGCCTCCGATCAGTGCACCTGCGGCACCACCGTTGTCTACGTTTTTAGTAACATTGTTACCAATAACACCACCAATGATTGCACCTTCAAGATCAAGTCCAAACACACTGCTACCACTATTACCATTGTTGCCATAAACTGGAACATCAACAGTGCTACAAGATTGTGTTGGAATCTGCTGTGATACTGTTTTGTACACAGGATTCACACTTTTTACAACACCAGTTACATTGTACTGTTCTGCAAAAGCATTAGTAATATTAAAAGCAACAAGAGCAATACCAATTGCAGTAGCAGTAATCATCGAACGTTTCATTTCTATCTCCTATTGAAACTGTTTAACTATGTATAGTATAAGATACTTATTTGTTTTGTCAACCTATTTTTACACTTCAAACTCAACTTCTAGTGCAATTTTTTTGTAGTCAGTGACATTGCCTTCAAGTACAACACCATTAAATTGCTTTGTAGGTTTATACACAGCCCTGTTCACAAATGTATGAGTGTGCATTGGATTGTAATAAGGCATTTCTTCTTCGAACATTTCAATACTTTTTGTTAGCACATCAGCACTAACCATTTTTTCTAAATGATATCTAGCAGTGGAATCACTAATATTGTTATCGTCTGCAAAATCTTGTACTAGTGTGCTTTCGATTGGAACTGGAAACTTAAACATTTATCTCTCCTCAACGTTAACTCTCATTTATACTTTAGCACATCTACACATGCTGTCAACCTATTTTGTCAAAAAAAGTGCAAGGATGGTCGCGACCAAACCCTGCACAAGTTACTTGTTATTATTATTGTAAGTAGATTTTATTTTTTATTGAAAATGTGATATAAAATCCAAACAGCAACGAGGCCGATCAAACCTTGTTCACTGAATCCACCAATGATATTTTGTATATTGGCAATCACTGAAATGTTTGGCCAGAACGGAATGCCCTGTCCATTAAAAAGAACCTCAGCAACAACACCCAAAGCAATGAGTGAAACACCAAGATCAGTAAGGCCTGCGGCCCAACCTTTTATTTGTTTTACTATATCCATTTTATAGTTCCTTTCGTTAAGAAAGCCGGCTGTACAGTCCATTGTTTTTTGGACCGTGTGTTATTTAAAGAGGAGGATTTGTGTAATTAAAACATCACATTTGGTGCTTGGCACCTTAAGAAGTGGTATTTTTTTGAGTTATATACTATTAGAATAGTAATCAGCGGTGTATTTGAGCAGTTGACGCATCTCTTTTGAGTTTGGCTCAAACACCTGACGGTAGCGTTGATAACTTGGTAAGTCTGCTTTGTGCGCTTCTGGATTGCGCAACACCTGCTCTGGATTGTCTAGATCTTTGATCTCACTGGCAAGGTCACTGGCATATGCCATCAGTTCATGTGGATCAGCTAGATAGTCTCTCATCCAGTCCATTGGATCACCAGTCTTGGCCATTTTTTCTTGACCTTTTTGATGCCCACTTTTGATCTTGTCTACTTTGTTAAGTCCAATTTTTCTATACTGGTTCCAGTGTATGGTTTCGTGTGCTAACATGCGCATCACAATCTGCTTGAATGTCTTAGGACCATAACGGCCTTCTAAGTTTTTTGAAAACAGATAAACTTCCATAAATGGGCCTTTTTTGTCAATGCCTGCCATTGCACTGATCCATTCATTTGGATCTTGTCTTTCCTTGGCACTGGCAATGAATTCTATAGGCAAGTCATTGTCGTTGTTGCTATTGAGAATTTCTTCTAGTTCAAATATGTCATCTACGTCGTTGTTGTCACTGAGATATTTTCCATACTCCTCAATGCTGAGATCAAGTATTTGTTCTACCTGATCCATAAATTCAACATCAGGTGTGACTCTTGCTTCTGTAAGTTCTCTTATTAGCATTATGTATTTATTGCTGTACTGGACTAGGACCAGCACTGTCTTTTTGGTAAAACCACCCCGCTAGGCTATAGCGAGGGTATGGAGCAATGTAACTCACAGGACTAATAAAGTGTTTGTTTGCTCGCTTGCCCACTGTCTCGCTAACATCCATGATTGTGAGTCTGTTGCCAAAAGGCTCAATGCTATCTTTAATTGTGGTCTCATCTTCATTCATGATACACAACTGTCCACCCCAGTGTGCTTTCCAATCAGGGTTAAAGTAAAAGATATACGCACACCAACGTGCAGGATCATGATGTGGGTTAAGCCAGTTGTCGTAGCCATAATAACTGTAACTGGGCTGTTTGGTTTCCATATTTGTAAAACCTGTTATCTCACTAACAATATCATGAAAAGTAGGTGCAGGTTTACTTAAACTATAATCTTCGCACACCACCCGAGTAAACTCTGTGCTTAGTGGATACTTTAGCGGAAAAACCATATCTTGTTCTGTGTGAATCCATTTTGCTCTGTGCCAATAGCCAAACTTTTTGCTGGCTTCTTGTCGATATTCTTCTCTCAGTGCATCATGGTCAATTGTAGACATTTTTTGTTGTGATATTTTTTGATGACTGTGTCCCACACAACCCCAATAGCCATAATCTAGTGTGCGCACACTTTTATACAGTTCATTGATGTAACGTTCTTCTAGTATGTTATCTACATGACAATAACGATGTTCTGCGAACTGTGCTTTTGCATGTTGTACGTTTGTAGTATTAAACATCAGTCCCAACGATAAAAGATATGGTCATCAATCTTAGTGACCAGTGTTATTGTTTTGTTCCAGGCTGGGTCAACATAGTCTGCATGATAGTGTGTTGCACCTTCAACTAGTCCACCGTACTTATTAAACACCATAACATTAAATGCTATGTCTTGAGCAGTACGCCATGCATGATTGTTTTCTTTAGATACTATCTCGTCTGCTTTGCCATCGCAATACCAACTAAACTGACATCTATCACGACGTGGATAGTATATACGTTCTGCATCAGGTAGGTCTTCCTGCTGACGTGTTTTCCAACTTTCTACAACAGGGCCTTCTTGTATTACTTCGCAAACTGTGTTTGGATAACGTGTGTCCTGCACCCGATTCATAACTACTCTAGCAACTGCAATTTGTCCTGCTTTGCTTTGATTGTTTGCTTCAAAGTAAATGTTTCTCGACATACACTCAAGTTCATCTGGGTGTACTTTAGTGCCCCCATCGTAAGGAGGCTTAAAGTTTGCATCTTCCTGTGCAATTGCTGCTTCAATAAAACTAACGTCAATTCCGCGGTCTTGTGCAAGAAATGCAACTGCCATACTAACAAACACTGCTGTCGTTATAACGCCAACAAACTCAAAGAATCGAAACATCTGCATCTCCAATAGTTGTTTAACTATTACAGTATACACTAGTCAGACATCCTGTCAACCGTTTTGTTTGCCAACTTCTCTATCGTAATCCTGTTGTGAAACAACACCTTCACGCAATAGTTTGGCTCGATTTACTAAATGTTTGGCAGTGATTTCTTCTTTGCTACCACCAAAATATGGCACGGCATGTCCTTCTTCGATGAGGATTTGTGTTACAGTGCGTCCATCTGCTACTCGAAAATCTCCAAGTATTCTTCCGAACTTGCCCTTCATGTCCTCACCTTTGCGGTCTTCTGTAGTGATTAGTTTTCCGCCATCTTTCATGAGGTCTTTAAGACGTGCTTTGGCTGCTTCGCCAAACAAGTCTTCTACTTTGTCTCTTGTGCGTGACTCTGGTGTGTCAATGCCCACGATACGAACACGTTCGTCTTTTAAACAAACTCCAAATCCTAGGTCAATATCCACATCTACTGTATCACCGTCTACCACTTTGATAACGGTTACGTCATATTCATTTTGTTGCATGTGGTTCTCTCCTCCGACTGCAATTTATCTTTTTGCGCTACCCCAAACTTCTGTACTAGGAACACGAATAAATCTTTCCCGTGTATTACCGCCATCTGGATTTGGTATTGTCAACATAACACGTCTAAATGCTTTGTGTGCTGCCATCTTGTTTGCACCTTCAGCAACGCTTCCGCGATATTCTAAACGCTGTGCTTTACTAATACGGGCACCCATGCGATTTGGATTTTGGTGTGTTGTGCCTTTTGAAGTTTGATTTGCTCTTGATTTTTTCTTACCCATAATTGAATACTCCTCTTTTGATATATTTATATAAAAAAAAGCACCAATAATGGTGCCTAGTTTAATGGGTATTTATTCGTTGGTCTTTCTCTCCTAGTGTCATGATCACTAAATGCTGAAGATGGAAATTTGGTCCTGTCCCTATGCAAGTATTTATTTGGAAAAGTTGGCACTTCTGTTTCTAGGCAGTACCCGCCCACGCATACCTATACTAGGCTGCTAGTGCCATTTCTGGCTGATGATTATCATTTGCGATTATCATTGTTCTTGCGTTAACCGAGCTTGCGCCGGACAACTCCACTTACCTATTAACTACCTGTCGATCCTATTTCGCCCCCATCATAATAAGTCTCGCATGCCGTATTGAATAATTATTGATGCAAATATATTCTACACACCTTTTTCTGAATTCCCAAAGTATCACTTCGTCCATTATTATTCTCCAAGACTTATTATGGTGGAGGCGCCGGGTACCGCCCCCGGGTCCAGTCTAGCGTTGAGTTTGCTTCAACATTGTACAGTATTTATAACACGGTTTTACAGTGTTGTCAACTATTAATTACGACCCATGTGCTTGCAGCCAGTGTCCTTACTTAGCCAATCCATGAATTTGTATACTTGCTTACGCAGCCTTACTAACATCTTCTAGTTGTCCTTGTAGTGGATTTGCAGGATCAACATCTAAATACTTTCCCCATTCACTATAGTAGTGTCGCATACCAACTTCATCGTGTATGGTTGAATTCTCATGTCTGCCGTGCAGTATATTTCTAGATTCTGTGCCTTCACGCATTGTAGTGCCTTGTCCTGCAACACCAATAAGGTCTTCATGCAAGTTTCTGCCAAAAGGTCCCCATATGCTGTTGTGATGCTTTATGCGTGTTTGTCTTTCTTCTGCTGTGTCTTTGCGTAGTCCGTAACCTCTAAACTCAATAAGCACACGGTTTGGCCCAAGTGGTGTTACTGAGTCACTACGATATGCACTCCCGCGGAGGTTAAAGTTGAACCCTGGAAAGAGGTCAACCATGTACCACTGATTGGGCGGAAGGTTAGGGAAACTTAGTTCCCCGCGATCTTCAAATCCGTCATACTCCTCATAGTTGACTGTAAACGAACTGACGTTAACGTGTCCGTTATCAAAGGGTATGTTCTTCCTTGCAAAGTATTCATCATTGAATCCACTCACTCTATTAAAGTAGTGCATAAAGTCGTGATAGAATTCACTGTTTGTGTCATGCCACAGTTTGTAGTTTGTGTCTATGATTGCTTTGTGGTAATGAAAAACTTCCATTTCTTCTGTGTCAATAGCATCAGCAATACAATCAAATGCACCTGCTGTCCATTCGTCTACACTACAATCCGGATACTCATTTAGTGTAACCCATACCATACCGCCATGATAAACTTCACAGTGTAGTTCTTTGCCAGTGGCTTCGTTGCTGATCATGTTGCCTGCTACGCTGTGTATGTTATCTGCAAAATATGCTTTTACACCATTGCCTGTGTTCCAAGCAACCACACGTTGTCCTGCAATCTGACTTGTTCGAAAGTCACCTGTGTTGTACATCTCACTGATGTGACACATGGGCACCCAGACTTTACTAAAGATGTGTTCTTGTTCCTGTGTATATAGATAATGACTGTTGTAAGCATCACTGCTGATGTGTTCTACTTTAGGTGTTGCTGTCCAATTTTTATGATTGCGAGGTGGCATCTAGATCTCCTTGTATATAAATATTTACATATTAACAACCATTTGGTCAATGTTTTATTATCTATTAGGATATAGCGTGTGTCTATTAAACAAAAAATAAAAAAGTGGTTTACAATAGATCATGTAGTAGATTTAACTGTAGATTTATTGCTTATGGTATGGGATGTGATCACAAATCCTGTGCTTATTGTAGTGCGTATAATCAGACACTTTATAGGCGAATGGTTAACAGATCGTATAA